ATAGATCGAAAATGTATTAAAATTATCAAGCCACTCTTCCGGTGTATCTGGAATGGACGGGTCTGCATGTTTTGCCATGATAAATGCTATATTCTCAAACATTTCAAGCGAAAACATATCCAGGTTAGAGGACTCTTCTTTTCCATCCCCGATGCTCTTTTCCAATACTGCCAGATCCTTATAAATATCCCTCTGAAACTTTAATCTGTAGATTCTCGGAATGGCTGCACTCGCTTTAAATGCAACCATCTGTCCATCAATTTCTATACTTTTTCTGATTCCCATACTCTTGCCTCCTATGATACTGCCTTCGCTGATTTCAGTGACTGTGTTTCAACTGCAGCAGCTGCGGGCTGGTATACACTCTTGTACCAGTTATTATAGACAGCATCTGTTGTAGCATCTCCTGTCTTCGCCTTAACATATCCATCCGCCATCGGTCTTGCTTTGATGGTAAGTGTCTCCGTCTGTACTTCCTTCTCATCTTCATTTGTCTTTGACTCAATCGTTGGGCGGGATGCTGTACAGTTATAAAGTACATGACGGATCTTACGGATATCACCATCAAACTCAAAAAGCAGTGCAAAACTGCCCGTTTCGGAATTTGCATTCTCCACCAGCACCTTGTTGGCGTCCTGTTCCTCCTTTAAAATATCCGTGCGGAATGATTCAGGAATCATCGCAAGCTCAAGATCTCCATCATACCCCTGATTATTATTGATCACGTAATATTCAATGCCGTCTGCATAAAAAGATTCCGGCTCTCCTGTCGGATCCATGCTGATGGATACCGCACCGGGCATTGCCACAGGTGTTCCGAAGCTGACCGTACCTTCCTCTGCAACAGTGATCGGTGCATAATGCACATTACAGATATTAAATTTGACTTTGTTTTTTTTATTCGCCATCTTTTATACCTCCATCTGATAAAGCACCTCATACAGATTTTCAGATTCGATCCATACTTCGCTTTTTTCATAAAAAATACCATGCTCATCAAGCACGGCTTCTGTCTGCTGTTCCAATTCTATATTTTTTACGTCCGTGTAAATTTCTACATTCAGACGGGAAACCTTAAAATAAACCTTTCCGTCAGCAGAAAAATTGTTACTTCCCGGATATAGGAATACCGCAAAAGGCGGATCAGGTGATTCCCCTTCCGCAAAATGATGATAGGCATATGGAAGTCCGATTTCTTCCATTAATACCATAACTTCTTCATGCGTCATGATCGTAACCCCCTCTCTATCTTCTGCACCAGTTCCCTGTTTCCCTTTTCTTCAGCCGGGGCAATATGCTCCCTTCCGGATACCCTGCCGCCCCCGCGTTTTGCATGGCCGTGTTCCAGAAGATGGGCTATCTGGTATCTGTCCTTGGAATGTACCGTCATGATAAGGGAATTACTGCTCTCGGCTGTCTTCTTAACTGCCCAGCTTTTCTTATATCTTCCTGTACGTTTTGGGGCATTTGCCTGTATATCCTTCTTCACGGTCTTAGATACATCTTTTACTGCATCCTTGACGATATCCGTGGCAAGATCCGCATATTCCTTCAGACCATCCATGATTGCATCTGCCAGACCGTCAACAGACGTTCTTCTCTCTGCCATCTTCTCACCTCTTTACCAGGGCAGCCCTTATTTTCACCGTTTTGTTCCTATACTGCACGTTGTCAACAAATGTAATATCATAAACATCCCCACGGAATAAAATGCGAAAATGCTCCGTATCAAGAGCTGATACCTCACTACAATAACGAATGACAAAATCAAGTTCTGTTTCCGCATTGACCTGTTTTTCTTCCCAGTACTCCTTACCGGAGAGATTATTCACATAGGAAAAACATCTATAATAATCTGTCCACATGGCCGTATGATTTCCTGTTTTATCCGTTTTCGTGCTGCTTTTCTGTATCGTGATCCGTTCACGCATGAGTTCTATCATCAGAACATCTCCCTCCTGATTCCAAAAAACAGATACTTCAGTGTTTCTGTCATTGTCTTATGGTCTGCTTCTTCCCTGTGCTCATACAGATAGGCAATGACATACAGTTCTGCAGTACGGACAACAGATTCATACTCTTTGAGTTCTTCCAAGGTTTGTCTTGTCACGTCTAAGATCAGTCGGTCGGCTGTTTCCATCAGACGAAGGATGAGCTTATCCTCGTCTGATGAATCGACCCTGAGATATCCTTTAGCTTCCTCAAGCGTTACGAACATCCTGCCACCCCTACTTTCCGGCAGCTTTGATATCAAGTGTCTTGACTGCCTCGGAAAGGATCAGCTTACCATCCACACGCTCGGAAGCAAGGAATCCAACCTGTCCGGTAGTCGCATAAAGCTCATTCAGTCTCTTGAAACTTCTGCCCTGACGATCTGCAATCCAATAATAACTGTAATCACCGAATGCCATGACACGTTTTCCAGCTGCAATTTCCGGTACATAAATAGAGGTGCGGTACGGACGGTTTAAGATCCTGTCTGGCTCTCCCTCCCTGACAGACGGTTGCCAGATATAATTACCGTTTCCGTCCTTCAGTTTTCTGATTGCCTTTACGGTCGAATCATTTAAAAGCCATACTGCCTTATTACGGTAAGGTGCGCGCAGAGAATAGTAAAGATCCATAACATCATCAAAAGTAATGGCTGTTCCTGTAGTCGTTACTCCTGTTTCCGCGCCGCCCGTAGTATGAAAAATACCCGTCGGCTTTCCGCTTCCATCACCAATAAAAAAGGCTTCCTCTTCCTTTGTACCGATCCTTCTTCCGAATTCCCTTGAAATATACTGTTCGATGTTGAACACGCTGTCATTTAAGAGTTCATCGGATACCTTGATCATGGTTGCCAGCTTATATGCACTGATAGATGTCTGTCCAAAACTGTCATCGGATTCCGGGAACTGTCCGCCCTCATCAATCCATGCTGCCTCGCCTTTTGATGTAACGATAGGAATCTTACGGTCACCGCTGGAAGTCTTGATAACTGTAGCAAGATTACGGAAGAAAACCTCATCTTCCAATGCCTGTACCAGTTTTTTCTCGTACTCATCCGGTACAAGATATCCACCCTCAGAATCTGTACCGATGGAAAGCGCATTCTGCACTTCATATGACATCTTGTTTCTCATACTGTTCCAGAATGCCTGTTTGTACTCATCTGTTGCCCTGCCTTTCTTAATTTCACCGCTTTTCTCTGCATTCGGCTGATTGGTAATCGGCGTACTTGTTGCCTTGGAAAGCTCTGCATCAATGGCAGCCTGTCTTTCCAGTCTCTCGATCTCTTTACCGAGATTTACGACATCAGCTTCCATCTTGTCATAAGTGGCTGCATCCTCAGCAGATACAAACCCTTCCTGTGTTCTCTTAGCATCAAGAAATGCTTTTGCTGCTTCCCATGCCTTTGCTCTTTTTTCCCTTAACTCTAAAATCTTACTCATCTTGAAATCCTCCTTAATGTGCTAAGAGACTCAGTCTCTTCTCCAACTGGTTAACTGGTATCATGGCATCCCTGTTGGACACCTTGGAAAGGAACGATTCATTCATCGCCTTGGTGGAAAACATCATGGAATCCTGTTGGAACGGAAGCTTCTTTTTCCCGTTCTTATCCTTGTCATCCTCTTTTTCCCCTTCCTCTCCATCACTGCCTTTCTCCGGCTTTTCTTCCGGCTCATCCGGCTTTTTCTTTTTCTCATCCTCATCGGAATCAAAAAGGATCTTATCCGCAAATCCAAGTTCCACCGCCTTCTTGGCATTGAACCAGGTCTCATCATCCATCATGTGCGAGAGCCTTGCACGGGTAAGCCCCGTCTTGAATTCATAGGCATTCAGGATAGACTCCTTGACCTCATTCAGCATGGCGATTGCCTTCTGCATGTCCTTTGCCTCGCCCATTGCTATCGTTGCGGGATTATGGATCATCATCATTGCCACCGGGGATACACAGACCGTATCTCCTGCCATAGCGATCACGGATGCCGCTGAGGCTGCAATGCCGTCGATCTTGACCGTCACGCTTCCCTTATAATCACGGAGCATATTGTAGATCTGGGCTGCGGCAAACACATCCCCGCCTGGTGAATTGATCCACACTGTAATATTTCCATTTCCGGTATTCAGCTCATCTTTGAAAAGCTGCGGTGTTACTTCATCCCCGTACCATGTTTCATCTGAAATC